GTTAAAGAGGAATGTACTCGCCTCACCCGAAAATCTCATGATGGAGAAGTTGCCCAACTTGGACCCAAGGTGTGTCTTTATGTATCTGTAATCCTCAATGAGGTCGTTTGGTAAACCCAGATAACGCATGAGGCACAGCTCAAAAGCCATTATGTACTGATCTTGACTAGCGTCGAAAGCCTCATAATCAGATTCGGTGCACAAAGCTCCAAATGAACCACGTCGGACCCAGGCATCTAGCTCTCCCAAGCCCTTGCCAGAATGAATGTAATACCGCTCCGGTAAAGCTTCATGCAACTTCTTCTCGATGTATCTCATGTATGGCGCGAATCGGCACAGCACAGAGTGCTGAAAGCATACAATGGTTTGCGCTGCCTTCGCGTCACGGAAGCGGTTATCAAACTTGGTGCATAGCTGGGATTTTGAGAAAACCAACCCTACATCGGCTAACCAATCCTTGCAAGACCTGTTGCTGTGATTCTCAATCGTGGCGGCACTTTTGCTCGTTTTCTTCTCTTCAAACTCAAATTTGGCTAACTCCATCATCTGTGAGTTATGTGCAGGTTTCAGTGGCACGCGACTCAAAAACTCTTTAAGTAAGAATGGTCCATATGGCATAGCCTGCTGTAACTTCGCTGCCTCTTTCATGGGGCAGGAGAACCTTAACCTCTTGCGCACAGCCATTATAAATGTCACGGTGTCAGAAGCGCGATGACGTGGGTAAATAGTTTCAAAACGTTCAGCCGCATTAGTGAGCTGCCTGCCCAATTGCTTGGAGTGTTCGTCAGTGAATTGCTCAGACACGAGATAGCCCATCCGCTTCTCTCTGAATTCCTTAGCTAGTATCTTATGTACCCACTGTGCCCTGACACCTTCTAGCTCGCACTGAGGAAGGTGGGTCCTGAACCATTCGTTGGAAGCCACCTCTTCAATCAATTCAACATCCTGCACATCCTCGACTTGTAGTAGATCGATCATTGTTTTCAACCAAGGGTCACCCGCGA